CCCTAAGAATATCGACACCTTGGCTGATTGTCGATACAAGAAATGCCCCACCGGGCAATTTTTCGGGAAATAGTTTTGGATCGCTTGTCAACCTTTTTGCGGACGTTCGCGAAATGGCTAGCCGTCGTCGCGGTCGCTGCAAGTTTCGCAGAATCGGCCGGTGAACGTCGATTGTGGTAACTGGCGAATCATGCATTCGCCGCCGATGCCGCAAGCATAGACCCGCCTGTTACCGTCACACCCGCAATCGGACATGCGGACCACTTCGCCGCGATTTGTGCATGGGTACTTCGCGGCGGCTCGCTTGTCGCCAACAGGAACGGCTTTTTCGTCTTTCGGTCGCGGGTTCTTTAGCGTCCGCTTGCCTAGTTGCGTTCCGTCTTCGCGGATCCGATTAGTGCAGCAGCAATGGATCGGCCAAACTGATACGGGCGGATATTCGCGGCCGCATTCGTTGCACGTGATCATGCCAAAAGCTCTACGCTGATTGTTCCGGCCTCAATGTATGAAGCTCCCTCAAATTCGTAATCACCGCAAGCGAACGGATCGCCACTTTCGACACCCGCAATCTTTACGGGTGCAAGCCAAATCTTTCCGTTGCTGCAATACTGCGAAGATGTTGCCGGTCCGTTAGGTAAATTGTTTGTCGGTATAGGGCTAAATGAACCGTTTTGCGTTGGGTCGAAATCGTTTTCGCACGCCACCGCTTGGCAGCCAGCCATCAAGCCGCCAAAGCCATTGGAAGATGCTAGGCTCGCCAAAAAATAACTTGCCTGGAGTTTGCCTACACCGATTAGCACCGTCATTATTTCGCTGCCAGTTGCGGTGCTTGCGTTGGGGTTGCTGCAATCAGTAAGGTAAGTTTCTTCGGTCTCCCAATCGTTGTAGATTTCAAATTCCTGATTCACTGGCGACTGTGTCGGGTTTTCGGGATCGTCGTAGATGCAATTCTCTTCGGTGTGATCAATGTCGAAAAAATAGCTTCCGTTTAGATCGTCCGCACCGGTTACGGACCCTCTTACTCTGCCGATGACTCCAGGTATTCCCACGTCAACTTCAATCAGCCAATCGTAAGCAGCCTGGAGCCCGCTTATCACAACTTTGATTCGCGTAAACTTTGGATAGAGCGTGCCGTTGTCGCACTCGCATTGACAACACGGGCAACCGGGCTTGTTTTTCGCGTTGATCGGCATTAAGAGCAATCCTCAAAGTCGATAACCCATTTGCCGGTTGCGTATTCTTTTTTCGCTAGGCCGTACTTACTGCCGCCGACTGAACTGATTGAGATGTTAAAAACGTCGATGTTGTTGCCTGTGTCCGTCAACGTCGTGCCGACAATTGAAAACACGTCACAAGATGCGGAAGAAACTGTCGTGCCTGATCGTGCCGCGATGCCTCCGGATGGTGTCTTAATGATGACTCCGTGTTCTCCGCCACCGCCGCCGCCGCCGCCGATCCTTGCAATTCCGCAATTCAGTTGCGTGTCATAGCCAAAAAATACAAACGGCCCTTCGCCGTCTTCAATTTCCCAGGACGCATTCTTAGCTCGGCACGATTGCCCAAGCGTCAATCCCGCCTCGGCTTTGACTTGCAAAATACCGTACTTGTAGCCACTGCCGTAGCCGCCTGCTGGTATCGCCTGCGGACCATTTACCAAAACCGGATCGCTCGACGTGTTCGGCTTGGCGATAGTAACGACGGCCATGTCGTCGCGCATCTCGACGCCGGTAATCCGCATCACGCCAAATGCCGGCACCTCTTCGGCCGTCGTGTTACGAAACTGGATCGCGTCAAAATAGTTTGGTACGTTTGGAACTATGCCGCCGCTAGTGCCCATCAACTGAGCGCGAACATAGCCCCAAACGATACGCCATTGCTCCGGCGTGATGCCCTGTAGTTGCATTATGCCGGTGCCACAATCTTATAAAGCGTCACAAGTGCTGGCGTGCTTGCCGCGGTCGCCTTAATGTAGGTTGATGCCAACGCATCAAGCCGCGGAATAACGGTTCGCTGTCCTGCGGGAATCTCGATCAGCGGGTAATAAGTTGCCGACACCACAAGCCCCATCGATAGCGTAGCCGATGCGGATCGGTTTTCGACAATCGCCATAACGTCGTCCGTTTGATCGCCAGCGAATAGCGCCTCTTCCGACGTGCCGACAAGTTGCGTCACTTGTGCGTGAGTCGAAGATGTCGTTTCGGTCGCGATGGTCTTTGATTTAACGTCGGGATTTGATGCCGCCGATTCAATTAAATACTCAACGCGGGTTGTCACTCGGACTGAGTTTGCCATCAGAGAAGCCCCATATCTGCGTAAGTCGAAAGCCCATAAGCCGGACGCAATAGCCAAACGGCGTTATTCGGATTGTCCTCAACGGTGCCGTCTAGTTTTAGCAGCGTCGGAGTCGTTTTTCGTTGTCCGGTTCCGTCAAGAATCGGAACGATTTGCGTGTAGGTAATCGTCGGCAAGTCTTCGTCGGTGTCAACCGGTGCCGGCGTTGGCGCGGCCGTGCTGATATATTTAAACGTTCCTTCGTGCCTAAATCGATGCCACCACGAAAACTGATTATTAACCAAAAATGGTTTGCGAAACAAAATCGAGACCGTGATATTCCAATATCCCTGGTCGTCTGCCTCGCCGCCGCTGAATTGGTTTTGAGCACTAACGCCAGTCACAAGACCGCGACCCGCCGGATAGCCTGCGAACAGGTCTTCGTTAATTGTGTTTTCAAACGAATCCCAAAACAGGGCGTTGTAAGTTTCGTATCGCCTTGTAATAGTCAACTGCCGATCCGTAATCATCCGCGTCAAACCCTGCACCGGTTCGCCCACGGCGTTGATTAACGGCCTGCCGTAGTAATCGCGATCGACTGCTTCGTTGCTTACTACAGGACTCCACGAAATCGACGGTCGTGATAGCTCCGGATCTGGCAATCCCTCATAGCCGACATCGACCATGTACACGATCGGGCTAACCCGTCGCGGCGTAACCGACTTGCATCTGTACTTCGGATTGCCGCGGTAATAGTCGCCGATTTGCGGCACCAGCGGAGACGACTTAACAACCTCCGCGTCGTCATTCGTTACATCATCGACCACGACGAAGTAGCCTTGAGTAATCGCGATCACCGCATCGGCCGGGCTGGCTTTTTCGCTTGTGATTGTCGCACCATGTCGCGACCAAACTTCGGTAGCGTCTACAACACTCATTGAATCGGTGCCGCTAGTTGTGGTGCCTTTGCTAATGCCGCTGCGATCTGTGCCCGGCTTGCTGCCTCTTCTCTTGATCGCGACTCTTCGGCCATCTTTTGAGCGGACGCACTATTTGCCGCGTCCTGTGTATTGTTTGCGATCTGCCTTAGTATTTCGTTCGTTTCGCTTGCTGGTCCCATCGTCAACAAACGGCCTGTCTGTGCCTGTAACGCACTAGCCGCCGCAAGTTGGCTTGATGATTTGCCTTGCTCGTTCGATCCTGCCGCTGGCCCGTCTTGGCCGGTCATCTTCAACGCGATCTGTTCGGCTGGCCCGCTAGTCGCTTCGTCAAGCCCGATCAGTCGACCCGCAAGCTTCGTGTTAAACTCTTCGGCAAGATTAGTGCCAAGCTTCCCGATTCTTGCTTGTAGTTCTTGCTCTCGATCGGTTATTGCCCTTGCTGCAATTTCCGGCAATGCTTCCGCGGTCGCTGTGAAGCCCTCCAGTAAGCTCCCTGACGCTACTTGCCCGATGTCTGCGGCAAGTTGATCGAAGCCGCCTGCCATGCCGCTAGAAACGAAATCCCAAATCCGCATGATGATGCGGCCGATCTTGTCGCCTAAGTTGCTGGCGATCGTCACAACAGCGTTAAAAGCGTCCGACATTAACTTGGTAAAGTTGTCCGCAAACCAAGCAGCGTAAGCAGGAATCTCAACGGTAAATGCGTGTTTAGTTCCTTCGACAAGTCGGATCAATTGCAATTCCGTAGAATCAACCGCCATTTCCCAAACGGTGCCGAGGTTGCCGACGATCACCTCGATCATCGTGATCTGCGTGATTGCTGCGTTGATCGCAGCAACTACTTTTTCTTTAAAGTAGTCCATCCACTCGCCGATTGATTGAGCCATCGGGCCGATCGACTCAAGGGCCGGCAGCATCACCTCGGTTATTTTTTCGGCAGCAAACCCGATGCCATCTAGTGCAAGCTTCCTAAATGGCGATAGGGCCTCGCCTAGTACCTCCATCATATTCCCGACTTTGTTCTGCATCCGCTGGTAGGCATCGGCAGCACTATCGGCCCTCGCCTCTTTTTGTGCCATGCCGTTATTCGCCAACTGCATCACCGCGGCTAGCTTTTCTTCATTCGTCGCCATGTCTTTAAGCGACGGAATCAATCGGTTAAACGAATCAAAATTACCTTCGGTTGCTAGTCGTGCTTTCTTTAACGCATCATCAAGCCCGATGCCCATCGCCTCCGATAACCCGATCGCGGCCTGTGCTACGTCGTCAAGCTGTTCGTTTTGAACGCCAAGCATCGCCGCCGATTTCATCATCTCGGCAATCGCTTCCGCTTCGATGTTCGTGCGACGCTCTAAGGAATCGGCGAGTTCAATGTTTTTTTGAACGGCTTCGTCGGTCGCTCCGCCGTTAAGTTCCATTGCCTGACGAAGCGCTCGATTAGCTTCTGTAGCCTTATCGTAATCGGAGACGCCAGCGGAGATTAGACTGCCTAGCCTTTCAATGCCGCGAAGTGCCGTGTTGATCGTTCCCGATACGAGCGTGAAACCAGCAGCGGTTTTGATGATTGAACCAAACGACATTTCGAGACGCGACAATCCGGCGACGGTCGAGTTGATCGCCTTCGCCGTTTCGTTTTTACCGCCAATCGCAAACTCAACGTCTGGCATATCGCTTTCGCTCTCGCTCTACTTGCTCGATCTGAATTGCGTTTTCTTCGTTGTTCAAGATCCGCCGAAGTTCAAACCACCACGCCGACTGATCAAGCAATCCGCCGGTTTGCGGTAGCACGCCATCGACACAAGCCGCCGCGATGTTTATTTGGTCAATCATGTCGCGACCAATAAACGACGACGGACATTCCTTTAGTTCAAAGTATCCACCTCGACACCATTCACAACCATGCCCAACACAGGCGGGGCACTCAATTTCGATTCTCTGCTGTTCATCGAAAAGTTCGTTACATCGCCCGCGGCATGATTTGCAAAGCTCGCCGCAGCGGACGTAGGCGGCGATGCGGATTTTTTTAATTCGTCACCGCTTGCCGTAAATGTCGTGATGATTGCGTCGATGATCTCGTTGATTTCGTTGATCGTCAAAAGGTCTTCAAGTGCTTCGCGGCTAAACTCACGGCCGAAGTTCTCCCATCCACTTAAACAAAACATTACGGCATCGATCGCCGCGTTAATCCTGCCCTCGGTGTCTGCTGTTTTCATCGAAGCCAACGCCTTGGAAAGTTGCTTTTGCTTCCCAAGCGTTAGCACGCTGCCGATCAACCGCGGCTGTATGTCGCGCGGCTTACCGGCGTCGCTTTTCAAAACGAAAACGATTCTGTCATCACGGTCTAAGCTCTTTGGCATTATGGCGTTGCATCGACGAATTGAATCGTCAATTCCTCATCGTTTGTGGTTCCGTTCTTATTGCACTGCCAAGTGATGTCATCGGTCACAATGTCGTTTCGGTTGCCTTGGGCAATCGTCTGGATTTGTGCTTTCGGTGCCAAAAAAATAATCGTTCCCGATCCGGCAGTTGGCAGCTTGTATTCTAGCTCATATTCGGTTGATGCCGTTAGTGCTAAATACCGGTCGAGCGACGCCACCAAAACGGCCTCGGGGTCTGCCGTGATAACCGGCTGGCGGTTCGTAACAATCGCCGATGCGTAGCCGCTCACGTGCGTCGTGCATTCCCTCATCACAACGGAATTACCGGCGTCAATCGTTGCCGACGCGACGCAGATGTTCGCGTTGTTGAACTGGAACGTGTCGCCAGCGCATCGGCTAGGCAAGTCGGTAGGATAAGTTGGCGCGATGATCGTCGAATCCGTCTCCGCTTCCCATTTACCGCTGAATGTCCAGTTGATCCGCCCGAGGTCGCCTGTCGGCAAATCGATCGAAAACGTGCCCATGCAACCGGATAGCTTTCGATATTTTCCATCAACAAAGCCGCCGATTGTGATTGTTCGCGGGTCGCTGCTAGTGGTCCCAGGTTTAGCGGTCTTCGGCTTGAACGTGCCTGACGTGTTGACCCAACCGCAAGCCGGAAGAAGTACCGTAGCCCACGGCGGAAGCGATCCGCTGTCGCCGCCCCAATAGATGTCAGTCGAAAACGTGGCCGTGCCTTGGCGACCGGCGGCGATTGCTGCTAGGTAGTTAAACGCCCCCTGGCCCTCTCGTTGCGTCATCGAAATGTTGGGCTGAATTAGCAAATCGTAAACGTTGAAAACGCCTTCGCTTGCGGTCAGCGTTTCGGCAGTGCCTACGGTTGCTTCGGCTTTGGCAGCGAATACTGTGCGGCGTCTGAGTAGCGACATTGATTAAATTCCTCTTGGCTTGGCTTTGTTAAAGGCTGTGGCAACCCGAAACCTGATCCGTTCTTCCATTTCCTTTTCTAGTCGTTCGTTGATTCGTCGCACTTGTTCAGGTTGAAAATTCTTAGCAACGTAAACACCCCAAGGCGATGCGGCGTTAAGTTTTGTAATTGGCTCGCGAATCTTGCCGGCATATCTGCCTTTTTTCATTTTTCTTGGCTTGCCCTTTCTCTTAAACACATTTCCTTTCCATTGTGCGTTAAGCAGTCCGGGTATTGGCCCCATAAAAGCGGATCTTATAAATGCATTGCCTCTTGTTTTGCTTATCTTGTAATTAACGCCAAGTTCGTTTTGCTTTGGTTTAAAATGCCGAAGGCTCATTCGGCCAGTTCTAGTTACTCGAACAATCACTCCAGGGTTTGTAACCGTCGCTTTTCCAAGTACTTGCAACGCTTTACCGCCGTACTTGATCGCCTTTTGTGTTGTGTTTAGTTCTGTTCCGATATCTTTCGCAATCTGACCCAAAGTTGCCTTTGCTGTTTTGTTTATTACAACCGCAAGCTCTTTGTCTAAGTTTGTCTGAACTCCTTCGATAGCTTTTTTAAGTCGGTCGATTTGCTGCCTTTTGATGTTGAAAATAATCACGATCGCACGTTGTACGGGTTTCCTTCGTCGTGCCTGTATGTCACAAGCAACGGCAGGTTAACGCCACCTATGCCGCCGTCCGATACGATCGCATCAGCAACGTCGAACTCTGCGTTAATTGCGTTACCTCCGAACGTGTGCCACTGGCTCGCGTCGCAAACGGTCTTAACAACGTCTGACTCAAAAATCTCGCAATATTGATCGATCGGGGTTGTGTCTTTTTCGCTCGGTAGCACATGGCAGCGAATGTCAAACCGTTGCCGATATGCGATTGCTGGCGGATTGCCAGGGCAATCAAGCTCCGGCATCCGTTCGCGTTCGCCTTTGACAACGATGATTTGCAAATGCCTCGGCGTGTACTGTGCCAATCGAGTCGGCCTGACCACCTCGTAAACGTAAGTGAAATCGCTATACCCAGCCGCTAACCGATTGAGCCTGTCGAAAAGCTCTTCGGTTATTCGCGTTAGCACCGGCAGGGCTGTGGTTATCTGCATTCGAGTACAAGCATTCCGTTATCTTGTGTCGTGATCTTCAATATGGCTCGGCGCTCGGCCGCCTTGCCGTCGCGGGCTGGGAACTCTAACTGATCGCCGCCCGTGTCGATCTCCGTGCTACTGATGCCGTTGGTCGCATCGTTCGCAACGTGTACTTCAAATCGCGGTAGCACGGTCACAACGTCTTCTGCGAAGTTGTCGACCTGTTCGCGAATAACAACCGCCTTAATCGTTCGCGGTGATCTGATTTCCGATCCGTAGAATCGATGTGGGTGATAGGTCACCGATTCGGCGAAATCGTCACTGTTCAGAAAAACCGCGGCTGCGTCGCTTGCGATTACATCGCGTAGGGTCATCGCTGGATTGCCCGTGTCCGTGCCTTCGGTTGCTCTTGCGCCACCGCTGCGGCGATCGGCTCGACGCTTAGGCTGACTCTTTGGACCGGCGGCCCGTCGCCCTCGCTGTGTCGCGTCACTCCGTCAACGGTGATCTTTACGCCGGCAACCTCGATGGATTGTCCGGCGTTAATCTCTACGTTTGGCATCAGCGCTTCGCCTCTACGCTGACGTAATCAACGTGAACGAAGTCGATGTTCGTGTCGGCAGTCTTTTGGATCTGCACATAGGGCTGTAGCGATCCGGTAGCGGCGCTCATGTCAAAGGTCGTGCCAGCAGCAACGCGAATCCCATCGACGTAGAATTTCACGTTTGACTTTCCGCCGGTGAAGTCAATCACGAATCGACGGTAGGTCGTGCTGAGGCTCTGGCCGGTTGCCTTGTCGTCAAGGTCGGTCGTTCCGTCATCGGTTTCAACAACAAGCGAATTCGACCCGATTAGCCGGAAACTGGCGTGATTCGCGATGCTGTCAATCGCGTCGTTTCGAGCCGATGCCAAACCGAACGCGACCGAAGTTGCCGAGTCCAGGTTAGTGCTTTCCGGAACAACCTTGACGCGAAAGGCGATTGACTGAAGGTTGTCGATGTCGAAACAAAGCTTATCGCCGAATGACAAGCAAACGTTTTGAATTTCGCTCGTGTTGTCGAAACCCAAGCGGATCTCGCCAGTCGCCGAAGGCGTGACCACGGCGTAAACCGGCGTCCCGCTGCTGGAGGTGTCCGCGATCGCCCACGGGCTACCCTGACCCGCAGTCGTGAAGGTTTCGCCCCCCACGAAGTCATCTTCCCAAGTCAAAAAGTCCTGAATACCTGCCATCGTTTTGATCCTTGTTTGAAATTGAAAAACTAACGGCCGCGGCCACTATTGGCCGCGGCTAAAACTCAAACTCGGATCATGCCGAGTTGCGATACAATCCGCGGTAGTCGATCGCCTTAGCCCCGAACGTCTGGCGAATCTTGTACTTGTAGCAATCGCGATCAAAGTCCCATTCTTGCTCAAGCACCGGCGACTCTTCGCCCTCAAGGAAGGAGATTTCAACCGTGTCGATCTGTGCCGGATCGGCTGCTAAGTACCAAATCGCTGAACTGTTGAGGTCAAGGTTGGCATCGGCAACCATCGTCAACTGCCGATCGCCGGCCATGTTGTAGATGTTTGCCACGCCGCTCGAACCAACAGCCGAGCCACCGACCGCGGGATTAGCGGTAGAGTTCAAAAGCTCCATTGCGGTAGCCGCGTAGGCCTGAGGCACGATCAAGTAACGCGGCGTTAAATTAAGCACCGCGTCCGACGATAGGCCGGTCTGTTTTGCCATTGCCAAGAATCCGGCGTTAAGCGTCGTCACCGAAGGCGCACCGGCTCCGCTGGATACGTTGGCGTGAGTCGCGTTGAACAAGGCGACGTTATCGCTTAGCACGTCGTTAGCGGTCAGCACGCTATAGACGACTTTGTTCTGCTTGCGTCGCATTGCGTTACCGTGCATCGCCGGCACTCGGCTGATCGCGTCTAGGTCGTCGTTAACGACCGTTTCCCACGATACGGAGAACATAGCTCCGTACTTTTCGACGGTGTACGATTCTTTCGAATCGCTCATCCGCTTTTCGGGGTACGGCTGACGCTCCGGCACGATTTCAGGATCTGGCGACTCGCTAAACCGAATCCGGTTGATTTGCTTGAAGTCCGTGACGCTCGCACCTTGTCGTGCCCAGATGCTCCAGGTGTAAGGAGCTTCGTCATAGGCTGCCAGAAGCGTCTTGTTCGCTACGTCCGCAAGCAGGTTCGGGAATGCTCCGGTCGTGTGGTATGCGGTTCGCTCAATTCCAAACCGACGCGACGCTTCGCGATGCCCCATCGCAACCTGTGCGATATCTTTCGGCGTCATTCGGTCGGTGTTGACGCCATACGAGCGAAGGAGAATTTCCGCAGTTCGAACGATCGGCATTCGCGAAAACTCTTGCGATTGCTCGGCAACCTTGGCGGATGCTTTGCTGACGCGGGCCGCGTTTAAGGCCCGGAGAATTAGTCCGCCACCGATGGCATTGGTAACGCGATCTTGTTCAGACCCGACGACGCGGGCCGATTCGGCGGTCTGGCCGACGGGCTGAGTTGCCATGCGTTCAAGTATCCTTTTCCGAGCGTCGTCAAGCGAAACGAAGCCGTCGCATAATTCATCCGCAAACGCTCGGTCAATGCGGTGAAGTGTGCAAAGGCTGGTGATTTCCTTGCGCCGCGACTGATCAGCCGCCAACGCTCGTTTGATTTGCTCGGATGCGTTTTGTGCTCGCTTGGTTTCGTCCATTGCGTTTTCCAAAACAACCTCTTCGGGCTTTGGCTCTTCGCTCATCTCTGGCGATGCCGATTCCATTGGCTCTGGCATCTCGACCGATGCGGCCGGCGTTGCCGATCCCATTTTGCCGACAACCCAAGCAAGAATCTGATTTGGATCGGTCATGCCCTCTGGCATTCCCATCGCGGCAAGTTGTGCCAATAGCGTTTCGTCCATTCGTTTAACCTCTTTATTCGCGGCGGTGTAAGATCGCCGAACCGTGCTTCGCTCGTCCGCTCCGGTAGCCACGAGACTCGCATTTATCGGCGTCCATCGCGTAACGATATTCGCCGGACCGTCAACGACTGTGCCTCTCGGCGTCGTGTACTTTTGGCCGCGTTCGGTCGTCAAAACTTCCCGCGGGATTGCTGTAATCGAAAAGTCGGTAAGGTGCCCGTCGCGAAGCTTTGCCTCTGCCGCTTGGCTGTCCGGGTCGCTTGCAAAGTAAGGCACTCCGCCAAACTCATCGCCGTTAATCGAAAGGTTTCGAAGGCTGCCGAAAATGTTTCGGACGGTCGATTCGTCGTGACTGTCGACGATCGGGATCTGCGTCTGGCCGGCCCTCATTTCGATGCCGTCCATCTCAAGCACTTCGGCAACCGTCATGCCTCGGCTTTCGTCGTATCGCATCACGGGCGACTCTGTGGCCGTAACGACGCGAAGCGACTGCCCTTCGGCTCGAATGACAAGCGATCGCATAACAAGCGAATCGGCCTTGACCGGCGGCAATTTGCCCTTAGTGCTCACTGGCTTGCCTCCGCTGCCTGCAATGTTTCTTGGCTTACGCTTCCATCTCTTGCGTCATCGATCAACAGTTGCACGTTCGCTTCGGATAGCCCTTGAGCGGACAACAAAACCTTTGCCCTTGCTTCACTGATCGATCCGCTTGCCATCTCGCTAAGCACGTCGGTAATGGCCTTGGTCGCGTTTTTAAACGCTAGGCGGCCCATTCCTTGCATCTCGCCAGAGCCGGTTTGCGGCGGCTGTTGGGCTTGCGGGTTCTGATTCGCGTTAACCATTGCCAACTGCTGCTCAGCCGGCGTCAACAAACCAAGTTGACGACGCAGCCGATCTTCTTTCGCTCGCTGATAAAAAACGTTTTTCCACGACTTGCCGCGGGCCCCAAGCTCCGTTTGATAGTCGCTCATATAAGCATCGATCGACGCCTGAGCGGTTTGTTGCTCGACGCTTGGGTCGACCCATTCCCAGTCCGGCATTTGCCATTCGACTGGCGCGGCCGTGTTGCGATCGTCAAGCAAATCAACCGCGGTAGGAAATCCGACAACGCCAGCCGATGCCGCTTGTTCACAAAATGCGTTCCAAATTGGCTGACAAAGATGGTTCCGCAAGTATTGTTGCCAGCAACGAAAACGCCGCCGGTCTTCTAGTTGGCTCGTTCTGCTGCTGCTGTAATTTGTCTTAGAGTAATCGCGGGCAACTACCTCGTAGGATAGCCCAGTTCCAACCGCGATGCCGCGTAGTATTAACTCGATCCACGGGCCTGCATTTGCGTTGGGCCTGCCGGGATTAGCCGACTCGATCGACTCATTCGGCCCAAGGTGCATAATCATGCCGGGCTGCAAATAGTCGTATTGATTTCCTGACTTATCCGAGGTGTCGCCGCCGTCTGGATCGGTCAAAGAGTTGATCGGCGTTTCGGTCTTGATTGCCATCGTGAAACAAGACGCAACCGCCGACGCTTGAAGCTCGTTATCGACGTAGACGCCCAAATCGCGTAGCCATTGCATCGCGGGTGCAAACCACGATACGCCTCGACTCTGGCCGATTCGGTCGCGTCGATACAGATGGATGATTTCATTCGCGAAAATGCGTTCTGGCGTTCGCCTCAAAACGTATGGGCTGTTCGGATGCTCTGGATAAATCCAATAGGCAATCGGCTTGCCGAGGTCATCGATTTCGACGCCGCGAATGATGCGGTTCTGATCGCTGTTGCGTGCCAAGTATTGATCTTTGTCCGTCGCCAGTCGATCCGCTTCGATTAGCTCAAGAGCAAGCGGCACCGGCCTTGCAATGCCGCGAAACTCTTTGCCCGAAGTTCGGACGATCTTCACCAGCACTTCGCCGGCTTCGACGATTTCGCGTTGACAAAGTGCCTGCATCTCTTCGAAGGTGTGCAACCCGTTAACGTCGCACACTTCCGACCAATCCTGCCAAGCCTTGTCGCGAATCTCGTTGACGTTTTCAACGTCTTCGCCAATCGGCGTTTCGAGCGTGCTTTGTGCCTTAATGCCGCAACCGACAACACTTGAGACAATCGTATCGACCACCCCCCAAGCGTAGGCGTTATCACGAACCAACGCCCTTGCCCAAGCTCTCAAAGAGTCGGCACCCTGCGGGCCAAGCAACTCCTGGTCAGCCGATTGATTTTTTGGCCGCTTGTTGGAGTTTAAGCGATTGTTTTCGCCGCCTTGGTAAGATCGCTCGAATAGCTTTCGAGCGTGTGCACGACGCAGTGCCCATCGCGGGGCGATAACAGATATGGCACGATCAAGAGTTCGCCCGATCATCGGCTTACCCTCGACATTCGGCCAAGCCGGATCGCGGTGCCGTTTTCTCTGGCAAGCTGGCGGGTAAGCATGTCCCGCTGCGCCATTAGCTCGCCTAAATCAAGCTTAGAGACCGACCGATTACCGATTGAATATGACGACGCCCCGCCCGTTAGCAAGGCGCTGATCGCTGCTTCGATTTGGTTCAATAATGTGGCGGTCTGCGACATGACTTAACGGTAAGCCATTCGCGTTCGCTTGCAATGGAATTTCGGGCCTAGTTACTACGAGCGTAGTAACGTTGTCACCCATGAAGCTTTGAGCCTGCGCCCAGGTCGCTCCGCAGTATTTGCATTTGCAATACCTGACGCTGCCCTTCGTCGCATAGACGACGCTGTAAGACTCGCCTTTCGGCCTGATCGCCGCACAACTACTGCACGGTCGCGGGTTGAACCGCTTCGGCTCTGGTGGTGCCGACTGTGCCCCTTGCTCTTGCTTGACTTGTTTTCGCTTGCTCATTAGCTCTATCCTCCTAGTAACGCCTCTGCGGTATCCATCCACCAGCACGAGTTCTAAATCTTCCGTGCGGTTTCGCCCTGTTTGTGATCGGCTTCGGCGCGTCTGCGTTGATTTGCCTTGCCGAAACCTGCGACTCGCTTTCGCCGATTAACTTCACCTTGCAAACCTCGGTCGCCGCCGATGCCATGCAAACAGCGTCGAAAAAGTGGTTGTTAGCGTTGACGCGGTTCCAAAACGTTTTCGATCCGCGGCCCTCTTTGAACTCGCTCACAAGCTCTTCGGCCGCGATGTGTTGAGCGAAGGTCAAGTGCTTTTTGTTGCCGTCTGGATGAAACAACGAAAGCGACCCGCGACGAAGCATGTTATTTTCGTCGAATGTCGGAGTCAAAAATCGTTCGTGCACCCATTGCTTCCAGTAGTCTACGTCCAATTCGTATAGCCAAACTTTCGAAGGTGGCAAAAATTGAGCGTGCAGCCTTTCGCCGGGAATGCAAGTCGGCGATGCCGTGCGACGTGGCTTGTAGTTGGCAAGCCCTTTTGACGGGTGGAACTTGCCGCCAACTTGACGACAAAATTCGTAAGCTGCGTTTGTGAACGTTCCCGAATCGATCAACGTAAAGTCGATCGGCCTTTCCTCACCTGACGCATCGACAAGCGGACGCGAAAGCATTTCGTCACGCCAACGCAATAGAGCTTTGTAAATCATCGGCTCGCTTGCTTCGTTGTCGGTCGTGTTGTCAGTTCCTGTCACCTCGGCAATGCCGTAGTCGATGACCACGCCACCGGCACCCCTCCACCAGCCACAGATAACCCAATGGCAAGCATACTTCCCGAGGTCAATTGCCGCTGTAACAGAAACCGTGTTTGCCGGCAGTTGTCGCCGTGCTAGTCCACTTATTCTGCTCGATACGATGTCGGCCGAAATGCCGTTGCCAACCGGCCCAGTCTCTGGTGGCGGGTCGTTATCGTATTCGGTCGCCACCGCCTTTTCGCCGTAGTCTGCTACTTTGTTGTAATAGGCTTGGATCGCCGAAAGCTCGAGTAATTCGCCGTCGGCGTGCGGTCTCTGGTCGAAGCTGTAAGGATTGCTGATCACCGCTCCGCGTTCAATGTCGTCTTTGTTGTCTCGCCAGAATCGGAAAGCGTCGCGGGCGTCTGGATCGCTCGATGATCGCTCTTGCCTCATTGTGATGTATTGCTGCACCAAATCCATCCGATCCGGCTTTTGCACCAGCATCCGAAACCGCTCGCCGCGCCAGTTCGGTTTTAGTTTCGGGTCGGTGTACTTGTACGCAATGGATTTGCGGTTCTGAGTCGTGCAAAGCATTAGCCGCGAAACTCGGCGACCCGAAGCTCCAAGCCCCGATATATCTTGCTCGATGATCTCTTCGTTTTTCGTAATCAGCGTATCGGATGCCGCTGCCTCTCGATCCTCGATGTCGTCGATGATTGCAAGCGACGGCCGACGGTCGTAATAGTTTGTCCCGCGAATCGATCCATCAACACCAACCGAAGCGACGATCTGGCCGCAGCTTGCTGGCTCGATTTCCTGCGGCCACGATGCCGGTAGTTGATCGCGTTTGATTGTCGGCAGAATGATATGGTCCGAAGCCATTTCGATGCCCGTAGGCTTGCCGCCTGCGGTCTGCATCCTGGCCCGCGACGACCAGGCCCCGACCGCTCGGAACGGTATGCCGATCTCTGGGTAGTCCGCAATAAACATTTCCGATTGTTGTAATCGTTCGCGAATTGTTTTAAGTTCGCCCTCTGATTTCTTTTGATTTTTGCCGATCACGATTACGAAAGGCGATAAACGGCGGACCATCAAAAAGAGCCCGCCATACATCGCCAACCGCGTTTTACCTTCGCCTCTAGCCCCTGCTATCGCTTTGTCGCCGCCGTAGATTGCGGCTTCGACAATGGCTTGTAGCATCCGCGATCTGTCCGCCGTGAACGGCTGAAAAAAGGTGTCGGGAAAATAGGTTCGCAACCAAACTTCGGCTGACTCTTCAGCGGTCAAGCGGCGGTCGATGCTTGCGGGATTAGGAATCTTGAGGTCGCGGGCGGCGGCGCGTTGCTTGGCTTTACGCTCCGCGTCATTCGCTAGCTCTTGCTGTCGCGTCAATAATTCCGGTTGAGACTGCAAGCCTAGCAAGCTCTCCAACTGGGAGAGACTTAGCGAGCTCAAGAAGTCTGGCGCGTCTACGTTCATCGGTTTCGGCTTCTTCGATTTTTTGATTAGCCGCGTCGGCAGCCATCAACGCCTTAGCGGCTGCGATGATGTCGCGCGGAGGTGCCACCGGATCGCTAACGATGCGGCATAGCCTTTCGATGATTTGCCGGCGTGTCTCCTGAGTGATCGGCCAGCGATTGTTTAGGGCCTGAATTTCGAGCTTTTGGAAAGCATCCACCCAATTCCCCCTACCCCAATCGGTTCAATTTTGGACGGACTTAGTTATAATAAAATGAGGGTCTTTTTGC